ATTTAGTTGCTCTTCTACAGCTTCTTCAAATCTAGATCTGTTATGCTTTTTAACTCCAAATGATACAATAGTGTAATTCTTTTCATCAGTCTCTTCGTAATGAACTTTAGTCCCATCACTAAACTCAATATAAGGATTGAACTTAGGAATCATAAAGTCTGTTTTGTATGGGTAACAGTTACACTTAAACTTCTTCCCATTATGTACAGTTTCAATAGTGTAAAACTCTACACCTGTAGACAGTGCAACCTTAGCACCCAAACCAAACGCCCCGAAGTTCTGTGAAGTATTACGTTTAGTAGAATACCCTAATTCTAATATACCCTCTAAACGTTTACCCCCAATACCAACACCGTGGTCAATTATCTCTAATACATCGCAATACCCAACACCTTCATTTCGTTTGTAGTTAATTGTTACAGTGTCGATATCTGTATTAAGATACTTTAAATCATAGTAGTCACGGTTAAAATTAGAATCAGAATATTGTTCCCCATCTCTTCTGATGAAGTAATCTTCTTCTGTTTTAACCCCAGTAAGAATCTCAATAGCTATCTCTTTCTCTCTTTGAGAATCGCATGCATTTGTTACAAGCTCTCTAATAGTGGAAGGGATAGGGTTAGAGTACTGAGTAGATTGCAGAATGTCAAACACCATTCTCTCAGCACCCTTGTTGATACGTTTAGCAACACCAGCAGTGTTTGAACGTATCTCTTGGTCAATAGTTTTAATACTCATAAACGCATAAATTGTTTATAAAATTTTGCATACTTTTTTTGAAGAGGAAATAATATAGATTCATCAACTTTTAAGATATTACTCCTGCTTATAATATGTACGTAGCTAATCTTAGGTTTAGTTTCTCCATTCTCTAATCTTTCTAAATAATCTACTCTATGTTTAGATTCAAGTCCTGAATAAGAATGAGTCCATAAATCAAAGAATTGAATAGTGCTCTCAGTTAGTTTCACAAACACCCCAAATCCTATGCTGCCATATCGACTAAAAGCAATAATATCCCCTCGCTTAAGAGTTTCTATATCATTTGTATGTACATGTATTTGTTCCATATTAACAAAATAAAAGCCCCGACCTTATTTAGTCGGGGCTGTTAATTCTAGAATAGCTTCTATGGTTTTAAGAATCTGGTTTTGATTCCTTGGGACAAATAGAACAGGTGGGTCATCCATCTCCATTAAATGCTTTTTAAACATTTTCCATTTGAGTGGGAATCGGTCATTAGCATATCCTTTGCATTCAATAACCCATCTACCTTTAGGATCTACAAAATCAGGAGTGTAAGTTATATCTCTAACCTTATAGTCTTTTTTGTCCGTATACCCAGTTTTCCCATTGTCCTCATAACTAGAATTTGGGTAATGAAACCCTTCTAACAACACATATTTGTGTTTCTCATAGTCATGTATGATATGGTTTTCTTTTAACTTGCGGTAGCAAAAAGCTTCTAACAAAGACCTAAACGTAATTCCGTCAATAGTCTTTGTCTTTGCAGCTATTTTTCCTCTTCCGCTTGTGGTACGAGCCCCAGGTACATTTCTCTGTCCAGTTCTTTTACCTCTTCTAGCCATTCTCGTTCTAATTTTTTAGCAGTCTCTAAACTCCCAACATCTAATTTGTTTCTTGTCCCCAAATTAGCCATCATCACAGCTGCTCTATGCAGAATGTAATCAATCTTTTCTTTTACTTCAGGGTCTGTAAAATACGGTGAATCCATGTAGCATTGTTTTTAATAAGTTAGACGCTTCTTCAACCCCATAATTTTTAACAAAGTCTGATATATCCTTAGATTTATATTCATCTGGGATACAAAGGTTGAAAAGTTTATACTCTTCACAGATTTTGTTAGCCATAATTTGGCCATTGTTAGCGGGTTTATCTGCGTCATTGTCGTACAGTACCACAATATTCTTAAACCGAGATTTCAAATCCTCAATTAATTCTTTTGAGGGAAAATGCATCTCACTCTGAAGTGCAACAGATTGATACCCAAGAACACGCAAAGTCATAATATCTTTTAGTGAACTTGTAAGGATAACAATTTCTCCTTCAGACAGCTGTGGGAATCCTTGAATACAGTCTTTAGAAACATTGCTATACCACTTATGTTCGATTTCAAGAGGAGAGTATATTTTAACCCCATCTTTAAAATTAAATACATAAGTAATGGTTTTGCATTTGAATCTAACTCCGTTAATCCAAAAATAATCTATTGGGTGTACCCCAAATGTAAGTAAAAGTTCTTTACTTATCCCGAACTGTGTCCAAAAGTTTTTGTCCTCTATCGTCCAGGGTCTTCGTCTGACCTCAATTTTTGATAGAGCTTTTTCTTCAATTCTCTCATATTCAGTGCGTCCGTACGTAACAGCCACTGGAACATTAACCACCTCACCAACGAGATTGAGCCCAAAATCATTAGAAATAGTTTTAAGGCAATCCACAAAACTGAGAGAATACTTATACATAACATAGCTAAAACAGTTAAATGTGTGGTTAGGATTCCCAAAATCTTTGTACAATAGACGGTTGTTAATCTTAGCAATAGATACTGTTGGGGAGTTATCTTGTCTAAGATCAGATTTAAACTTTACCCCAACCTGCTTAAAGTTTGGGCAGTAGTGTCTAAAAATATCGTACTCAGTTATTCTGGAAAGGATTACGTCGGTGTGCAAATAGTCATTACTATTACGTGCTTGTATTCCCATTTCCCACAAAAATAAAAAAATAAAGGGGCCACATTAAGTGACCCCCTTACCTTTAATTCAACACATGAACGAGTTACCACGGAGCATCATCAGATACTTCAGATGTTTCCGCAGCGCTATCCGCCGTAATTAAATTAGGCGAGTATCGTTGTAATGCAAGGTCTGTGTTAAACTCTGCATTGAAATTGCCATACTCATCGTTAAGAGCTTTAACAAACAAGTCATCGCGCTTTGGTTTCAATCTCCCAAAATGTTTTGTGTAAACATTCTGATACTTTTGGTCTTTAACCCCAAGCAATACACGTACGCGGTTGTCTGCAAGTGAAGATACTAAAGATTTTAGTTCTGCCATATCCCCATTAACAATTTTATCCATTGTTTCAAGGTAGCAATCTCCACCATTAGATACGTTAGCCCATGCTTTGATAAACTCTAACAAGGTATCTTCTCCTACGTATGCTTTGCGAGCACCTTCAGCACTATACCAATCGTATTTATCTGCAGGGTTTGACTCTGACCAAGAGATTTGACCACGGTTGTTAGTCCACATAGACTTATCTCCCGCTTTGTTAGTCCTGATTTGAGCTTGAAGCAAAATCTCTACACGAGTGATAAAATCAGGAGATTCGTGCTTCACCCAAAACGTAACTTTTTGGTATTCTTGATCAGACAAAGTAACTGTGTAGTTAGGGTCTGACTTAAGATTAATCCCAAGCTCTTCAAGCTCACTCAAAGTTGGGTTAACAGCTACTACTTTTACAGGGGCAATACCAGTATACAACTGTACTCCACCTACTACTTCTTGTTCTGAATTATTACTAGCAATTGCCATAAAATCAATTATTAATAGTTATCAATGTCAAAATCATCACCTGTAGAAGTTTCTACTTCTGCTATCGCATCAATCAAATTAGTTTGTGCGGGGTCAATTACTGTCTCAGTCTCAGTAATCTGAGTATCATCTACTAATTGGAAACGCAGAGAAGTAACTTTGTTCTTCTTAACACGCTTACCTTTCAGAGATGGGTGCTGAAACATGATCTTAACTTCTGCTGGAGTAAGACCATACTTATTTGCAATCCCGTCACGGTCAATACCATTATCAAGATCTGCAATAATCCCACTAACAGTAATTACAGCAGGAGTTGAAGTTGTTGACTGTACCTCAGTCGATTCAGTTTGAATTTTAGCGTCAATCATCGCTCTAAGAATTTAAAAATTAATCAATAAAAATGTTGTTCCAGTCAAGTTCCATAACTTGACCTTTGAGGTGGTCGCATCTTGAGCCTGCATTGATATCAGTACCTGAGTCAAAGCTGATCATAGTTGTATCACCATCTCTGAACACATAACCGATAGCATCTGCATTAGCACATGTGATGCTTCTAATTTTACCTGTGAGATCAAGGTCCTTTGAAGTAACCTCTTTCCCTTTCTTTTCCGTTATCTTATCTTTTAAATGCCCGATAAGAATAACATGGTCGGCAAGTTTATTCAACCTATCCAACCATTTTTTGTAAGCTATGCGCAAATACAAATAACCTGCACCTTGAGGTAAAGACAGCACTGACAAACCCTTGTTATCTGGGTCAAAGTTTTTGCCCATAGGTGTTTGACGGTACAATTCTTTTGCCTCTAACTCACACCATACCTCTAATTGAGTTACAGTGTCTATGGCTATGTATTTGTATGGCTTACCTTCATTGATAATAGCTCTCCCAATAGTAGATAGTTCTGATAGGCTGTTGGCTTTAATTTTCAAAGCTTCAACCATATC